CAGTTACTACGGAGAACATGAATGACCCCTGAAGGTCGCGTAAAGCGCACTGTAACAAATCAACTTAAAGATCTAGGTGCGTATTATTTCTTTCCCGCTACTGGCGGGTACGGACGGAGTGGAGTTCCAGACATCATAGGATGCTTACACGGTAAGTTCTTTGGTATTGAATGTAAGGCTGGCAAAAACAAGCCCACGGCCCTTCAAGAAAAGAACCTTTCCGACATCAACACTGCCGGAGGCTTTGCCCTAGTAGTTAACGAAGAGAACATGGCGAATGTTAGGGAGATCCTACTGGAAGCCGCTTCTCTAACCTAAACCAAGGAGGATAAAATGAAAGGATTTATGGACCTTGTAAGTTGGCTGTTTGCCCCACGGCCAAATAAGTATGAAGAAATCAAACCCGCAAGGCCCAAGTCTCGGCCACGGCACGCTATAAAAGTATGGCGTTATTGTCGTGCGGGTAAGAAGGGTGGACGTAGGTTGTACTGCCCGAAGTGTAACCAAGCTCATAAGATAAGTTACATGGACTGGGATAATAAAGAGTGTAAATCATGTGGCAAGCAAATCGCCAAGTATGAATGGTACACCATACCCACAGGAAAAGAACTATCGCGTCTTGCAGAGGGGAGACCAGCAAATCATGTCTGAACAATTAGAATTACCTTTTGACCCACCTCTGGAGCGTGCGTTGATACGGGCCGAGGTGCTACGCACCGCAGAGCAATACGTAACTAAAGATCGTGCCGCTACACACGGCAACATGGAGGATAACTTCTCAACGATTGCTGCGTATTGGTCTACTCATCTTGGTATTCCGATCACTGCGATAGACGTATCTGTAATGATGACGTTGCTCAAAGTAGCGCGCATCAAAAACGGTGACGATAATCTTGATAACTACATCGACGGGGCAGGCTATCTAGCTTGTGGTGGTGAGTTATCACAAAGGGGGTGAGGTATGGACTTAATCACCCTCGACTTCGAGACATACTACGACAAAGAGTATTCTCTAAAGAAGTTAACAACCGAGGAGTACATCCGCGACAGACGCTTTGAAGTTATTGGTGTGGGTGTAAAGGTTAATAATAAAGAGGCAGAGTGGGCCAGCGGTACACATGAAGAGATCACTAAGTATCTACGAGCGTTCCCGTGGCATGACGCCATGCTACTCGCCCACAATACTATGTTTGACGGTGCTATATGTAATTGGCGTTTTGGTATTCGCCCTCGCGCTATCGCCGATACTTTGTGTATGGCTCGTGCTGTCAATGGTGTGGAGGATGGCGCAAGCCTCAAGGCGTTGGCTACGAGGTACGGTGTTGGGGTTAAAGGCACAGAAGTAGTCAATGCTCTGGGCAAGCACCGAAATGATTTCACCGACACCGAATTAGACCGATACGGTGATTATTGTATCAACGATGTTGAGTTAACCTATGACATCTTTAGACGTATGGCCGTTGGCTTCCCCCGTAAGGAACTGAAGCTAATTGATCTGACCCTACGGATGTTTGTGGAGCCTACGTTAGATCTAGACCTTGGGTTGCTTGAGCAGCATCTATCTAATACGCGCGACGCTAAGGATAACCTGTTAAGGGATGCCGGTATCGAACGTGAAGACCTGATGAGTAATCCGAAGTTTGCGGAGATACTACGCTCGTTTGGGGTAGAACCCCCGATGAAGGTTAGCCCAACAACGGGTAAGGAAACGTATGCGTTTGCTAAATCGGACGATGCCTTCAAAGCTTTGGCAGAACATGAAGATGCTAGAGTGCAGGCGGCGGTATCGGCGAGGCTTGGTGTTAAAAGCACACTAGAAGAAACTAGGACGCAACGGTTCATAGATATAGCCAAGCGGGGATTGTTGCCCGTTCCGGTTAGGTACTACGCTGCACACACTGGGCGTTGGGGTGGTGATGATAAGATTAACTTACAGAACCTTCCTTCTCGTGGTCCCAATGGTAAAGCGTTAAAGCGTAGTATCATTGCGCCCGAAGGTTACTCCATCGTGGAAGCTGACTCGTCACAGATCGAAGCTCGTGTGCTGGCATGGCTGGCCGAGCAAGAGGATCTTGTTAGTGCGTTCACTAACAAAGAAGACGTTTACAAACAGATGGCTTCCCGCATCTATGGTGTACCAGAAGATGAAGTCGATAAGGACCAACGGTTTGTTGGTAAGACAACAATTCTGGGTGCAGGCTATGGTATGGGGGCTGTACGTTTCAAAGAACAGCTAAAGACTTTCGGGTTTGAGATGGACCTCGACGAGGCTAGGCGCGTTATCAATATCTATCGTGACACCAACTATCAGATTAACAGGTTATGGCGTGATGCACAAAACACCATTGCGAATCTGCAACGTGGCGACGCTGTATCTTTAGGGGTAGGCGGTCTCATAGAAGCAGTGCCGGAGGAGTCATCCTTACGCTTACCGTCTGGTTTGTTGTTACGGTATGGTGATCTACGTGCTGACCAGACTGACCAAGGTTACGAATACAACTACAAGACTAGGCGAGGCCGAACCCGTATCTATGGGGGCAAGGTTATCGAGAACGTATGCCAAGCGTTAGCGCGGTGCATCATAGGTGAGCAGATGTTGATGGTAGCAAAGCGTTACCGTGTAGTTCTCACTGTGCATGACTCTATTGTTTGCTGCGTCCCCGATACCGATGCCGAAGAAGCCAAGGCATATGTTGAGAGTTGTATGCGTTTAGTACCAGACTGGGCCGAGGGACTACCTGTCGATTGTGAAGCCGGTATCGGCAAATCTTATGGGGATTGTGAGTAATGACTGATGAATATGATGTTGAACGTAAGATCCATGATGAATGGATCAAGTTAATGAACTATATTGCGGATCACTCCCCTGATGAATTAGCTGACGTGCAGCAGATGAATAAGGAGTATGGGGAGTTTCCTAAACGGTTTTTCCAACAAGGGTATCGGACAGGCTTTCATCATGCAGCGAAACTAGCAGTGGAAGCTATGAATGATATTAGCAACGATGATGACGAAGAGGGCGCGTAAATGACTTATAGTGTATCGCCTTGGTCCTTCAGCAAAATAAAAGCCTTTGAGCAGTGCCCGAAGCAATTCTACCACATGAAGATTGCAAAGGATTACGCTGAGAAAGAGACCGAGGCGATGCTATATGGGACATTGTTCCATGAAGCTGCCGAGAACTACATAAAGAACGATACACCAATCCCTGAGAAGTTTAAGTTTGCAGAGAAGGCATTAGAGAGCCTCAAGAATAAACGCGGTGTAAAGTTATGTGAGTACAAGTTAGGGCTTACAGCTAACTTAGAACCGTGCGGGTTCTTCGATGAGGATGTGTGGTTTAGAGGTATCGCGGATTTAATAATCGTTGACGTCTTAGCAGATACTGCATGGGTAATAGATTACAAGACTGGAAAGTCTGCCAAGTATGCTGACAAGGGGCAGTTGGAGCTGATGGCATTAGCCACGTTCAAACACTTTCCTGACATCAAGAAGGTCAACGCTGGACTATTATTTGTTATAGCGAAAGCATTGATTAAGGACAGTTATCAAGATACCGCCGCCCCCATATTATGGAAGAAATGGTTGTCGGATTACGCTAAAATGGAGAAGGCGTTGGAGACCAACACATGGAATCCTCGGCCTAGTGGCTTGTGCCGCCAACATTGTGCAGTTTTGGAATGTCCTCATAACGGGAGAAACTGATGCCTTACACTAAGAAACCTAGACCCTACAAGAAAGAATACGCGCAACAGAAGGCCCGTGGTGAACACGCGGATCGTATGGAGCGGCAACGCGCTCGGCGTAAGATGGATAAGACAGGTAAAGATGCTAACCGTAATGGCGTAGCTGATAAACGAGAAGGTAAAGATATCGCACACAATAAACCGTTATCCCGTGGTGGGACTAACAAGGATGGCTACAAGGTACAAAGCCGTAGTCGAAACCGCGCCGCTGGTGGCGCACTAAGCAAGGGGAAGAAATAAATCATGTCAGAGTTAATGATGAAAGCTGTTGAGATGGCAGAAGAGGGTAGAAGTTTAGAAGAGATCGCCGACACTCTCGGTACGACAAAGCGGGTAATTACTACCTCAATGTGGCGAGAGCTTAAACGGACTAAACGTAAACACGTTAGGCTGTTCCTTACCGATAAAACCTACGACATATTAAAAGAAGAAGCTGACGCTCGTGGCTTAGAAGTTGCGGGGATAATACGGACACTAATTTCAAAACATATACGTGAGAAAAAATGATACCTCAAAGGAGAACATCATGCAGGTCGTTAATAATAAGGCGCTGCTGTTAAACCTAAAGAACCCAAACAGGGTCACGAATATTCTACCAAATAGCAAGGTAGTGGGAGACAACCAAGTTGTGGTGAAA